AACTGCTATACGCAGGATCGTACAGGAAGCAGTTGCACCACTGACGAGTGCTCAGCAAGAGCAACACCGTGTAGCACAAGCGCATGACAACGCTGCACGTGAGTACCAGGACTTCGCTCAACAGTATCCAGAAGCACTGGTACAAGAGGAAGAGATCGCATCACTGATGCGTCGCTTCCCAGATATGAGTGCCGAAGCCGCGCATCTACGACTGCACAACTACGCACTACAGAACGGCTTCGACTACACACAACCGTTGCGACCTCAGTTCGAGGCGCGACGTAGCGGCATGCAAGTGCTGGCTAACACTCCATCGCAACCTGCCAATCGCAGCGTCCTACCTGGCTCACGTATGCCAGCGTCGAATGGTATGACCGATATGCGTACTGCTGCTGCACCAGCTAATGCCAGCACACGTGATATCGTGGCAGAGGCACTGCGAGAGGCCGGTATCCAGTTGCAATAGGAGTGAGGTCAAATGATCAATGCAGCATTCGCTGCTCCTGGTACGCTAAACACTATCATCCATTCGATGCTCGACAAGAGTCGTAAGAAGCTCATCATGGCGTCGATCAAGTCGCACGCTCTTGTAGCGTGGGCCTTTGCGAACAACCAAGTTGAGATCGAGACTGGTGGTGCCAACATCACCAATCCACTCATCTTCGGTCGCAATCCGAACGTCACGTCGATGCAGTACTACGACACTGTGCCGATGGCACAGACTGATGAGTTCAACACTGCTGGCTACGGATGGTCACGTGTTGTTGGCTCACTGATCATGAGTGATCAGGAAGAGGACGAGAACAAGGGACCAGAGGCGATCTTCAAGCTGTTGACTGCGAAGCTCGATGTGCTGGAAGAGAGCATTCAGGACAAGTTCAACTCTTATCTGTACGGAGCAGGAGGCGGAACCGATCCCAACGGACTCGCGAACCTTATTCCTGATGATCCGACGACTGGTACACTCGGTGGCATCTCGCGAGTCACTGAGACGCAGTGGCGCACCAGTGCGTACCAGTTCGGCGGCAACCTAGACGCGACGAACATCGAAGAGGCATTCGATGACGTGTTGATGGACCTGAAGCTGAAGAACGACAAGCCGAACATCATGATCACCGGACGCAACATGATGCGTACGTACCGTCAGGCGGTGCGTGACAAGCTGGTGATCAACCATGTACGATCTTGGCTTCGAGGGTGTGTCACACAATGGCATCCCAATGGTGTACGATGAGGACTGCGGTGTGAACCGTGTGTACTTCATCAACAGCAAGTACCTGCGCCTGCACATCCTCAAGGGTGTGAACATGAAGGTGAAGGAACTTGTTGCACCGTGGAACCTTGACGCCATCGGTCGTCGTGTCGTGTGGCAGGGTCAGTGGTGCCTCTGGAGAGCATTCCGTACGCATGCAGTGCTGCGTAACGGCACGACTGGTTGATCATGGCACAGGTCAAGCGCGCGTATGAGGTCGAGCGTGTGGACAAGCACACGCTCGTCGAACAGGTTGCACAGTTCGAGGACACTGGTGAGAAGACCAAGCTAGGTAAGCCGATCAACCGCTTCATTGGCTTCAAGACAGAGAAGCGTACTGTTGAAGACGGCTACATGGTGTACTTCCCACGTGGTCACTCGATCTATGTAGAGAACGATGATGCACTGAAGCGATTGCGTATGGAGAGTGAGGGTGGACTGATCGACATGGACACTGGTCTGCCACACATGCCGAACGCTGAGCCTGCATCACTCAAGGATGCCGTCAGTCGCGCTACACAGCCAACGCGTGGTGTGGATGATGTCATCAAGGAATTGGAGTAGATACAATGGTTGATCGCACCGCAGACTACTTCCCTTCGCGCATCAGTCAGTATGTACCTGACCTTGCGTATGTCGCTGATGTCACCAACAATGCACGCCAGATGCGTGTCGAATTTGGTGCACCACCGGCTATCTCTACCAACGTGTTCCAGTTCACCGCTGCTACGTCTGCACAGGTTGTAACGACCGGCCTGCCTGTGCAGATCAGTGGCCCTGGTCAGGCTGCGAAGTGGGGACGTTGCATCACCATCGTCGGCAGCACTGCTGCTGCCAACGCACCGATCACTATCATTGGTCGTGACTATCTTGGTCAGCGCATGTCTGTTGTCATCGCTGCACTGACTGGTGTCACTGTCATCACTGGTACGAAGGCGTGGGCATGGATCGATCAGATCAATGCTGGCATCAACGCCAACGCAACTGACTTGATCACCATCGGCACGACTGACAAGCTTGGCCTTCCGTTCGCATCTGTCATCCTCAGCGGTTCGCTGATTGATGGACTCAGTGCTACTGCATTCACATTCGTTGCACGTGACGGCACTACTCCTGCAACTTCAGCAACCACCGATCCACGCGGCACTGTTCTGCCTGGCACCGCGACAAACGGCGTTCGCACGTACGCGGCTATCGTGCAGCTTGACACTCGCAACCTGCATGGTGTGCGCCAGTTCGCAGCCTAGTCGTGTGGTGACTAGTGCAGCGTGTGACAGCCCGTCCCTCCTCCCCCAGTCACACGCTGCACCTTTTTGTGAGTAGCCTGTGGAATACGCAAACTCCACACAGTTGATACAAGACGTTGTGCTGGAACTGTCACAGTTCCCAGGCAGTGGTTCGCAGTTGTATGCTGAGGACAACATACTAGCAAAGCTGCGTAGTGTGTTCAACAGTCTGTGTGGTGAAGCGTGGTGGCCGCATCTGTTGCGTTGGTCGAGTCATGAGCTTGATGGTACGAGTGGTCGTGTGACACTAGTCACACAGTTCCCACCATCGCTACGTGACTTCGGTGACATCCGTGCTGTGCATGTAGACACGTCACAGAAGCCACTCGCACGACTGCCTACTGACTTCAATCCATTCGGTCTCAATGGCACAACGCCACTGTATGTCGAGCCACTGCCTGCTGAAGAGGACACAGACGTAGGTAATAAGTACCTGCTGCGTGTGTGGCCTCAACAGTCAGTCGGCACACTACGTGTGCGTGCACGCCATGTCAGTCCTGATGCGTTCAAGGACGCAGAAGTAATCATACCGTTCGATCGATACACACTCGTCATGGGCGCGTGCATGTTGTACGCAGCTAGTGATGGTAATAATCCTGGTGAGGTGACAGCGTTCCAGGCACGCTATACAGATGCACTGACGAAGTGTCGCATCGAGATCAGCAACATGCCGACTGAGCTTGACACACGTGCACCGACAGGTGTGACGCAGTGGCAGGAGTGGCCGGTATGAGCTTGATGATCAGCAAGGGACGTAAGATACTTGGTGAGCGCATACCGCTCAGCAAAGAGAAGGTCATCAAGGAAGCGACTGTACGCAACTTCGATGGTGGATTGAACATCATCGACAGTGACTTGAACCTCACTACTAAGTATGCAAAGGTACTAGACAATCTAGAGCGTGCGCCTGATGGCACGTTGCAGATGCGCTACGGCACCATGCTGCTGCATGAGTTTGCTGGTGTTGGGCTGAGTGAGATCATTGCATCACAGTACTTCAACACCTTTGTCATTGTTGTCGATGATGAAGGGCGTGTCGGTGCTGGTAATGCAGCCGGCACTGTGTACAAGATATGGGATGACACGATTGCTGCTGCACTGCCTGGATCACCACTCGGCTGGTCACCGTGTCAGTTCGCATCGTTTGCTGAGTTCAAAGGTGAGTTGTACATTGGCAACGGCATCGACAAGCCAATCCTTGTACCAGAGAACTTAGCAACTCGCTACGTACAAGACCTTGGCAGTGGTGCAAATGCGTTCACACCAGTGGCCAAGTTCGTACGTGTGCACAACGAGTTCATGATCTGGGCTGGTGATGCACTCCTACCCAGTACACTGCACATCAGCGCGCGTGGCGTCGCTGGTACGTACGTAGGTGATGGTGCGCCGAACGATGCAATCAAGTTCGACATCGCACCATTCGTCACACGTGGCTCAGCAGACATCACTGGCATCGGTGCGTATCGTGACAAGCTGATTGTGTGCTGTGCTGAAGTGGTGCTGATCATCAAGATTGGTGACTACACTGGTGAAGACCCACAAGTACACGCACCAAAGGTAGAGGATGTAATTGAGCAGTACGGCAGCATCGGTCACAACGTGATCCTCGCGCTTGGTGAGGACATGCTGTTCATGGATCTTGTTGGCGTGCCGTCGATGTCACGTGCACTGCTGACCAGTTCGATCAGTCCGACACGTGAGTCACAGTTGATCGATCCTACGATCCAGAACATGCTGCGTAATCTGTCAGTCAAGTCAATGAGCGAGCGCTGCTTTGCTGTGTACGATAAGCGCAACTACTCGTCTATGTTCTTTGTACCTGACAAGGACACAAGTGCTGACACGACTGAGACTGTGTGCTTCACGTACAAGAACATCAAGGCACTGAAGGTGCGTGCATGGGCACGACTCAGAGGCTGGAAGTTCCGTTCTGGCTGTTCGACTGCTGAAGGTCGTGTCGTGCTGACACGTGTCACACGTACGTACATACTTGGCACTGGTCTGCTCGATGAGCAGTACCCTGCTGATCTGATTGGCTTTGTTGAAGCATTCGATGACGGCACGACGTTCACTGACAACACTGGTCTGCGTCCGATTGCGACGCTTGAGCCTGATGGCAGTGAGCGGACGTTTGAAGAGAGTGGCTTGCCGATTGCATTCGACTGGCAACTGCCGTGGGCTGATCTAGACAAGCGCACACGTACGAAGTACTCACGCTACATCAAGGTCGATACGACTGGCACTGCTGACTTCACCATCGACATGTTCATCGACAGCATGCTGCACCAGAAGCCGCTGCTTGGTGAGACATTCGATGATGGTACGATCTTCACTGATGGTGAGTTCTTCATCAACACGAACATGCCGTACGATCCACAACTGACCATGCACATGGTTGGTGGTAGCAGATACGGACTGGGACCAGAAGAGTTCCGTGACTGGTTCGGTGGTTCGCGCATCACCAGTGATGAACGACTGTTCGCATGGCCTAGCAAGTTCAATCTGTTCAAGTTGCGTGCACATGGACGCGCACGTGGGCCGTTGCGCTTCATCAGCATGTCGCTGTTCTATCACGACGGCAACATCAGGCGGTGACACATGGCTAGTGCAATTGATGCAACCAAGCCTGCTGATAACGTGCAGGTGGCGAAGTCAGAGCTTCGTGCGAACTTCCTGACTGCAAAGAACGAGATCACTGCACTGCAAGCAGCAACTAGCTTTGCACGTTCGCTTGCATTCAATGGACTGGGACGACCAAAGAACTGAGGTGCGACATGGATAGGATCGGTGTGCTTGGTAAGAAGGACAGCAAGTCGATTGGCACACACGTCGTGTACGCGCCAGCCCCAGGCAAGGGTGCACGTGTGCGTCTGTTCTTTCATGCTGAAGCGAAGAACGGATCGAAGCTCGCTGTACGTGTGAATGGCATTCGTGTGTTCGCAACTGGTCCGCTGTCTAACAACAGCCATGTGTTCACCAGTGAAGCACACGTCATCAACACACAGAACAACGAGCCTGATGGCAGTTCTGCTGACAAGACAGTCGAGCCGTACGGTGGTGACTACATACTCGGTGGGCTAGATAGTGTCGAGTACACCATCGATGGCACTGACTTCGACAGCGTGCTGTTCCAAGTCGTAGGCGTTGAAGTGGACGTGTGAGATGGTTGCACCTACCCCACGTACACCCAACTACAAGCTGCTGCTGACTGAGCCAGACAGGCGTGGCTGGCAGGATCAGTACTACGAGAACATGCGTATCATCGACAGTGGCCTCGCTGCGGTCACGTCGATCAGCAACTTCATGGGTGTGTGGGCGAACAACACTGCGTACGAACTTGGTATGCGTGTGACTGATCCGTCTACGTCCATCATCTACGAATGTGCCACTCCACACACTAGCTCAGCAAGTCCTGTCACGTTCACTGAGGAACGACTTGCACATCCTACGTACTGGGGCACGTACTCGTTCGGCGTACGGTTCCGTGGTGCATGGACACCTGACACACTGTACAGTGTTGGTGACTACATTGCACATGGACATGTCTACGCCATATGCAGCACTGCTCACGTCTCTGGTGCTGTGTTCGATACAGGTCCGTGGGAGGAACTGATCGATGCGACTGCAACTGTAGAGGCATGCGAAGCACAAGTTGTGCTGGCTCAGGAACAAGTTGCACTCGCTGCGGCGCAGGTAGCACTTGCTGAAGCACAGGTCGCACTTGCACAGGCAGCAGCCGCTGCTGCTGAAGCATCAGCTATCAGTGTCGGTGCGCGTCTCATTGGTACATCCACTACGTCACTGACACTCGGTCTTGGACCGATCACACTGACGACACAGACGGCAGAGGGTTGGGCACCTGGACTGTATGTCACAATCGCACGTGGTGATGCACCTGTACAGTTCATGTCTGGTGTCGTCACAGCGTACGACCCTGGCACTGGTGTGTTGAATGTCACTGTTGACTTCGTTAGCACTGACGCTGGTACGACACATGCGAACTGGACGATTGGCATTGGTGGTCGTGGTGGTGGAGGTGGAGGTGGAGGATCAGTCGTGAGCAGCACAGCCCTTGTCACAACCGTGCCAGCGACGCTGGTCAGTTCACAGATACTCGCTGACAATCCCAATCGCACTGGTGCAGCGATCTACAATGACAGTGCGGCTGAGTTGTTGGTCAACCTAGGTGCCGCTGCATCAAGCAGTGCGTTCACAGTAGACATGCTGCCTGGTGCGTACTACGAGTTGCCATTCGGCTACACTGGTGCACTGCATGGCATATGGGCTGCTGCGACTGGTAACGCAAGAGTTACGGAGTTTGAAGTCTGATGCCGTACTTCCCACCTGCTGGTGGCGGTGTCGTACTGCCGAACAGCATCAGTGACGATCTACTCGCTGACATGCCTGCTGGCACTGTCAAGGGTCGTGCTGTCGGTGCCGGTACAGGTGATCCACAGGACTTGACACAAGCACAGCTTGCAGGTGTCGTTGCGACTGCTGCACCACTCAGCTACAGGAACATACTTGGCAGGAACGGTGGATTTGAAGTATGGCAACGCAGCGCGGGTGGTAGTGCAAATTTCGGTATGGCGGCGTCGGCACAGCAATACGTTTCTGATGGGTGGTGGTGTCTGGCAGGAGCACAGACAACGGTGTTGCAATCCGGCCCATTGGTTTACGGCTCGCGCTGGTCAATCTATATCGCACGCAATGCCGGACAGACCGGCGTGTCGCCTTACTATCTTGAGTTCCCACTAGATACCGATGAGATCGTGCCGATGCGTAATAGCATCGTCACGCTGTCGCTGACCATGTATGCGGGCGCCAACTGGTCGCCCGCAAGCGGCTACGCAAGTGTACAACTTCTGACTGGTACGGGAGCGCCGGCACGAATACTGGCGGGGGCCTACGCAGGTCAGACACTGGTAATCCCTGGAGTGTCAGCACTGGTTCCTGGTGGTGCTGCAACACGCTACAGCTTCACGTCTGCCGCTGTCGTGCCGACGAACGCTACGCAAGCGACGGTGCTCATCACATGGACACCAGTTGGCACTGCGGGTGCCGCAGATAGCATCAACATCGATGACGTACAACTCGAAATCGGTACAGTCGCTACACCATTCGAGAGACGACCGTTTGAGAGTGAGTTGTTGGCGTGCAGACGGCACTACTGGAAGACGTTTTCGTATAACACCGCACCAATACAAAATTCAGGTGGCGGTGGCATGTTCAGGGCGGGTCAAATTGTTGCAGCGTCGACTTTCTCTGAGTACGGCCCTGCAAGCTTCCCTGTTCCGATGCGTGCCGTGCCGACAGTTACAGTTTACAATCCGTTAGCACTTAACACGCAGATGCGAAACTTCAATACGAGCACAGATTTTACTTCGACAAGCATAGCACAACACGAATGGGGCACATCATTCAATGCAGTAAGTCCTGCTGGAAGTGTGCCTGGAAACATCATCGGCGTTCACATCACTGCCGACGCAGGTATCTAGCAATGCCACTCTATCCACAAGGCGGCGGTCTGTATCCTGACTCGATCAGCAATGACATCCTTGCCGACATGCCAGCGAATACAGTCAAGGGTCGTGCTGCTGGTACTGGCACTGGCAATCCGACTGACATACCGATGTCGTCGCTCGTTGCCGCGTCACAAGGACTGAGCTACAGGAACATACTCGGTCGCAATGGTGGGATGGAAGTTTGGCAGAGAGGTGCTGGTGGGAGCGCATCGTTCCCTGCCGTTGCTGGTTCGATACAGTACACCGCTGATGGTTGGGTGTTCTATTGCCCAAGTGGTGGCTCTACGCATTCCGTACTGCAAATCGCCGTCGCCGCACCGAATGGATCGCGCTACGGCTTCGTAGCGCAGCGTGTTGCAGGACAAACTGGCCTGCCAGCACCGACACTGGAATATCCTCTCGACACAGATGAAGTCGCACAGATGCGTGGCAACCTTGTCACGCTGTCGTTCTCTGCATTTCCTGCATCTAACTTCTCTCCAGCGGGTGGGCTTGTTACGTGTCAGGTGCGTGTCGGTACGGGTGCGCCTGTCAAGCGCTTTGTGTCTGGATACACAAGTGAGACGGTGCTCATCAATGCCACTGCTGCCGTGACTTCGCTGCAAGCACCACCATTCGCATTCACGTCGAGTGTCGTGGTGCCGACCAATGCGACACAAGGGTGTGTGGCTTTCACATGGACACCGACCGGCACTGCTGGTGCGGCTGATTACTTCTGGCTCGATGACGTACAGCTAGAGGTCGGTTCTGTAGCGACACCATTTGAACGTAGACCATTTGAGAGTGAGTTGCTTGCTTGTCAGAGACACTACTGGAAGACATTTCGATATGCAATTGCACCAGTACAGAGTGCTGGTGTGAATACGTGTGATCATCAATTTGCAGCAGTCGCTCCTGCATCCAATTCATTTTGGCACTTCCTGCCGCACCCGATGCGTATGCGTGCCACTCCAACCATCGTTACTTACAATCCAGAAGCAATGAACAATCAGGTGCGTTGTGCGTTGGTCGCGCAGGATTGCAGCTCTACAAGTATCCTTGGCAGCGAGCGTGGCATGCAGCTTGTTGCTGTTACTGGTGCTGGCAACTCGCCACAGCATTTGCTGGCAGTGCATATCACAGCCGACGCAGGTATCTGACACATGCCGTACTATCCGCAGACACCTAGCTACGCACCACCCAATCCGTTGTCGTATCGTAACGTGTTGGGTAGGAATGGTGGGTTCGAGGTGTGGCAGAGGGGCGCTGGTGGGAGTGCGTCGTTCGCAGTTCCACAAAGCACAGTCATGTACACGGCAGATGGCTGGCTTGTGAACGTTGGACCCAATCAGGCGACGACTGTCTTTCAGGCATCTCCTGGTCCTGTGTTGGGATCGCGCTCGACTTGTGTTGTGCAGCGTAACAATGGACAGACAGGTGCAGGTTTCAGTTCATTCGAGTTCCCACTCGATACGGATGAGATCGCACTAGCGCGTGGATCGATTGTCACGCTGTCGTTCACTGCATGGGCTGGTGCCAACTGGTCGCCGACGAGTGGCATCCTCAGTGTTGCACTGTACGTTGGCTCTGGCACTCCTGCGAAGCGTGTACTTGGTGCGTACACCAACGAACTCAAGCTGATCGATGCAATTGCCCCACTCACAGCGACGCAGACACGTTATACATTCACGTCTACTGCTGTCGTGCCTGGCACTGGAGCACAAGCAGCACAAGCGTCAGTATTCTTCTCGTGGTCGTCGGTTGGTACTGCGGGTGCAAGTGACTCGTTTGCAATCGATGACGTACAGCTTGAGATCGGCACACAAGCAACACCGTTCGAGCGCAGACCGTTCGAGCAAGAGTTGCTGGCGTGTCAGCGGCATTATTTCAAGACATTCCCG